GCTGTCCGTTACGGCCCATTCGCCGGTCCGGCGGTTGAACGTAGGCTTGAGAACCCATCCGCCATGTTGTCGGGCCGTGTCAACTAACGTGCCAACCCGCCCGTTGTCTCGCACGTCTACCACGTCCCGCCCGCCGTGCCGGTCATAGCGGACAAGGTGATAAACGGCCCTCACCGCGGGCCCCAATTGACGGCCAGCCACACAATGAAGAAACAGAGTGCATAGAAAATAAACCCTATGATTTCTTGCATGTGTCCCCCTTAAGCATTTTCTCGCGCCACTCGAAATACTCCTTGAGGGAATTCCAAACCCCCCGCCCCCGGCCCCTAGAAATAAACCCCCGCGCTCCCTTAGAGGGCCGCTTTGGTGTCTTTGCTGAACCGGGCACAGGCATTGAAAACCCCGTCGGCCTCTTTGGCCGTTAAATGCTCCAACATTTTATCGACGCAAAACATAACTGTTAAGTGGTTACGTCGTATTAAACAATCTTGTATCGCCCCCAGTAGCATTTCGTCTATCATGGTCTTTTTCATTTGTGGCCTCCCTATTTAGTAGTCGGACATTTCACGATTTAGTTGTCTAGTGATTTCGTCCGCGCAACTGTGCTTATCCCCGAGATACGCATCTATCTTACCACAACGGGGACAAACTTGTATGACACAATGTAACGGTTTTAGTGTTGGTTTATCGTTGTTCATTAGAATCCCCCTAGTGTCCCGCATTGGCTTTCGCCCTAGCTTCCCAGACATTCTCCCGTGCGTCATCGACCCCGTCTATAACCGCTTGCAAGGCCTCTCCCGAGGTCATAGCGCAACGAATCAAGATCTCCCCCACCATTGCCCTTACCGCCACTTTCAACGCCCAGTAGCTTAGGTCTTTCATGTCTGCATCATTGTTGGTCATGGTCTATTCTCCTTTTAAGTCGCTAGAAACAAGTTCCCTACATTCCGCCGGAAGGTCCGAGAAGTTTATCAGTTTCCCGTTGTGCCTCCCTAACATCCCCAACCCATGTTGGCCGAAACCGTGAAATGGATCCGCTGACATCCCGACGTAACCATGTTCCCCTTGTGGCCCACGTCCGGCGACCTTCGGGCTATAGTAGACGGTATAACGGTCCCACGTCGTGCCCCCGTTGTCGTATACCCTAGAAACTCCCTTTGGGTAATCTCGCATAAAGTCCCCCTTAATCCAGATTAAATACTCTCAGTTCCACGTTGTCGGGCACGTTGACCCCGTAGGCTTCACCGTCGCGACAATGAACCACCACCCGAACTTTTTCGTCCGCTTTACGCCCTTTTGGTAACCTGCTTTTATACCTGGCACACTCACGAAATACCGCGTTAACTCCATCCTCCTCGAGACGGGACATTAAGCGGTCTACACAAAAAAGCACAAGCGCGTCTAATCAGGATCTCCCCTACCATCGCCCGCACCGCCACTTTCAACGTCCAATAACTTAGGTCTTTCATGTCCGCGTCATTGCTTGTCATTTTATTCCCCCTATGTTAAAATTTAGCTACTTTTGTGATTATCCAGTATCCAATCAACTGCCCTAGAAAGAATCCAAACACAACCATCAGTATTACCACAAGATTAGACATGGTTTTATTCCCCCTTTGCCGTATACAACACCTTCGGGTCTTCCGCCCCTTCACTCTCAACATAGGCCAACAGGTAACCGCTCTTTTTGAAGTCAATAGCGTAGGACCGCGCCGCATCGAACGAAGACAAGATAACCCGCTCAACCTTTCCGTTTGCTTTCAAACCGCAAGCCGCGAATTGTGGCATGGTATCCCCCTAGAAACTTAATCGAAAGTTAAGCATACATCGCCCACAACAATCGTCGGGCTCTTCTTCCTTGGTCAGCAATGCCCCACAAGGACACCGGGGACAAACACACTCCAAGGCCATACACCGAGGACAGGGCTCGCCCTCTTCGTCGTGAGGGTCGAGACACTGCCCGCTACAATAGACGCAAGCACTCATGACACTAACTCCCGTTCTAAACAATCGTTACACATATTGACCACATCCATGAGCCCAAATTTATCGGACAAAGACGCATATCGTAATATATCCGACCCATTAAATCCGCCCTCCCCGTCGTGGGAAAAAATCCGGTGAAGGCGTTTGAATTCTTCCCGCTCTTCTTTGGTTGTGGTCACGGTCAATTCCTCCCCGCCTGTTTGTTAAACCATTCTAGGGTCTTTGAGATAGTCTCTGGTTTGAAAACGTCAACCGCCGGGACCACAAGAAAGCCTTGTTTCCACTCGCTCTTTACTTCTTTCCGTTCCTTGCCGTCTCCCGTCGTGGTCACTTTGTATGTCTTTTTCACAGGTTCCCCCTTTCCTCATCGCAGCCACAATCGACGCGCGGATAACCGCACTCGAAACAGGCTTTCTGTTTTTCTTTCTCTTTTCGTGCCGTCGGGCATCCGAACTCATGGCACACTACCCAGTTAATCACTCGAACGTCACAGTCTTGACAAGTTACTTTCATGGGTTCCCCCTTGCGCGGAATTGCGCGATTAGATACGGCCCTCGGCCTTTGCTATGACGATCCTTGCTTCGCAGTATGCACATTCCCTCATATCGCTATCTTTGGGAATCATCGAGCAATGGATATTTCCATGTCTTTCACATGGGATATGGGAGGCCGACCTTTTGAGAGATGCTAAAAGGTCCGGCGCGGATGCTATGAGCCGGGCGTTTGCTAGGGTCTCACCATCATCATTTGGCCCCCCATTCATGTCACATATACATTTACTACCAGGACCGTATACTGCCCGGTCCCCGTCGTGCTGTGGGGCGGCGTGGTGTAATACTTTCCACGGCCCAGGTGTGCGACTAGTTTTGTTTGGTGTTTTCATATTGCCCCTTTATACCAACCCGTCAAAAAACTCTTGGGGTTTGGTTGGCCACTCTTTCCCGCCCCATTTTGAAATGTGCCTTGTTGTGGTATTGCTCCATTTCTTTTCGGTCTTGAATTGTTCCCCGGTTTGCAAACGAACGGCAACGGGTGTTTGATAGCTAACCAAGACTTCCGACCCGTCGGCCAGCCAAACTTCTGTTTGGTTTGCACCCAACGATTTAATTTTCATAGCTCCCCCTTATGCCTTTATGTCCACGTTCTTCCCAAGACGATCTTGGTCCTCTCCGTCCACCACCATCAACCCATCCCAATAATAAAACATTTTAGCGGATGTAGTAGCGCGTGCCGTCTTTGCACACCACCACCGGAAGGTCACGACCTTTTAAGAGTGTCGCGGGTGACGCGGTATCACTGCGGACCCACTCCAAAAGATCGGCCCCTTCATTGTTTGCAAGCCGTCCCACCACTTCCACTTTACACCGAGGATCAACCCGCACAATTTGGTATTTCATAAGGCCTTGTTTACGCTACTTCTTTAATGCAAGGCATAAATGCCGTTAGCCACAAGGCTCCTATCACATACCCAGTATGAAAGGTTTTTCCGTCCCTATCTATATACATTTTTGATACCTTTCCTCCTCCTACTTTTTCTCTTAGCTCTTTCACAGTTAAAGCACTGAATCGGTCCCCGTATTGTGAAACATAAAGTTTTTGTGTTTTCATAAAATCCCCCTTAATTGTTTTGAAACTTACCACGACCCACCCACGCATTTTCTACGGCGCGCACAACATCGTGCCTCATCTTGTCGTCCATCTTCTCAAACGCCATGACCGCTTCGATGATGTTTGACAGATCGTCGATGGTGAATCTTTTCATATTCATTTTGTCCCCCCTTTCACCTTTTCGACATAATTGATTACCGCCTGGATTGTTTCTTTGACTGTTTTGTAGTCGTCGGAATCAAAATGTATTCCGTCAACCTCTATAAAGATTTTGTTTCCCCATATTTCAGCGGTGTCTACTTTCATCTTGTCCCCCTTTGTTTCTCTTCCGCACTATCAGTATACCACAAGTTCCCGTTTTTGTCAACCCCCTGTCAAAATTATTTTCCTCGACGGTAAACGTGACTACGGTTTGCTACTTGCTCTTCACGGGTTGCCCATCGGCAGTTATTTGGCACGTAACCTTTGGCCCCCTCAATGCGATCAATCGAGTGGTGTTTACTCGGGCGTGGTCCCATTGCCAGGAAGAAAGACACAAAACTTTTCAGCCATTCATCACACACCGTAACCCCGCGATGTCCATCCACGCCACTACCGCCCGAAGTTCTGCGCTCGTCATCTCTTTCACGTTTACGTTTTTCATCGTTTCCCCCCTATTTGTTTCACGATCAGAATGGCTTGTAAAGGGCACTTTTCAATTCTCATTACTTGCTTCACCGCCGCCACTTTCGAACTTGCCCCCACCGATATTTCCACCGTTCCGTGGTCATGCTTCACCGTCACCCTATAGCACGCTATTTTCATATAACCCCCTTAGTTTAATCCGGCCGTTCCCCGGCCATTCCACACATGCTCGATCATCCGCATGATGTCGTGCTTGCTTTTATCGCCCGCCCACGTCAAGAGCATTACGCCTTCGATCGCGTCGCTCATGTCTGAGATGGTGAACCGTCGGATGTTCATTTTGTTCCCCCTTTGATTCTCTTTCCTACTTTCAGTATAGCACACACTCCCGTTTTTGTCAAGTCCTATTTTTAATTTATTTTCCCGACGGTGAACGCATAAACCGCGACGGACTCGCCCACGCTATTGACAACCTCCACAATTCTATCCGAGTCATTTGTAAAGTCTTCACTTGCTATACCGATAAAGGCACCACTCACCACGTCGCCTTCGAAGTTCTCCGAAACGAATACCGTCGTTCCTTCCTCGATCATTTCGTGGTCGATTTCGTTTTGCATAAGATCGATTGGCATATTAGCCCTCCATTGCAATCAGAGTAACCAACCCAACCACTACCACCACAAACATTGCCCACGTCACGGCTAAGACTTGCGCTTCGGTTATCGTCAACATTTGAGTTTCTCCCTTTAGATTTTGGTCAAGCCATTATGAGGCACGAAACTATATTTCTTCGACCCGTCCAAACTCTCCAACGTATAGACGTCGGGCAAAGTCTTAAAGCCTCTCCTCACCGTTCCGCTTGTCACTCCCAACACTCGAAGGAAGAGGAACCCCACTTTCACCGTCGCGCCGATCGTCCAGGTTTGTTTCGAGTTTGTGACCATTTGATTTTCTCCTTTGCTACTCTTTAACCTCACCACCATCTTACCACACATTCGCTTTTTTGTCAAGCCCTTTTTGCGATTTCTTTTTCTCCCCTCGCTTAGATTATCGGCACATCCGCGCCAACCTTGAGCGGAGCGAAAACCTTGAGCCCTGGCCCCAATCTTTCTTTTCCCCTGCCCCCACTCTTGCGTCACTGTGGCCAAAGATTGGTAAATCCCCACAACGCCCCGCTAGGCCAGCTTACCCCTAGGTGCTAGGCGAACGGCGCGCAAATCGCTTCCTTGTGCCCTTCACGTTGACGCCTGAACCCTTGACACCTACACCCTTGCAAGCCTACTGGTTAATCCCTTAACCAGTTAATCCCTAATTAAAAAATTAAAGAAGCCTACTGGTTAACCTCCTAGCTTCTAGAAGCCTACTGGTTAACCTCCTACCGGTTAATCCCTTAACCTCTTAATCCCTTATTAAAAAATTAAAGAAGCCTACTGGTTAACCTCCTACCTTCTTTACTTCTTTAATCCTTTATGTGTTAGACATAAGCTATCAGCTTAAGCTATAGCTATTAGCTAATACTGTTATATAGCAAGAGTCGTGCCAAGCTACTAGGTTCTTCTTTCGCGTGATCCTTACCCTTTCTTTGCGTGGGCCCCTTATCAACGGGTAAACTTGTGGCCTTGTTATGAAGGGCTGAACGCCTGCCTTCCTGGCTACCTGGACGCCTGAACTTAGGAAGTCTGTCCGCAGTCCCGAAAGTGGACAACCTCCCCCACCACAAGCCAACCGAATCAGCAAGCCAGCCCATTGGGTGCCTACCAGTAACGAAAACGCTTGATTAGCAACGCGAAAGGGGTGGGGGTAGGGGCCAGGTAGGGGGAGCGTCGCTAATGGGCTTGACATCTCGCCCCAATACGCCGTTGGCGCCAAGCGCCTGACTGTCAACGGTTTTGGTGTGGGTTTGAAACGTCTGTTTGTGACGTTTCGTGTGACGTTAGAAGCGGTAGACTGGCCAATCTGGTAAGGGGAGGGGAGATAGCACGCATACGGCGAAGAAAAAGACCTGACGAGTTTCTCACGGTTCGGGAAGTGCGGGTGGCGGTGCGAATCGCCCAGAAATTGTGGAGGACGCTACCCAACGGTGGCAGAAGCGAGCGTAAAGACGTGACAAAGGTGTGATTTCTTCTAGGGGGCCTCGACCGATGGACAATCAAAACTCAATCGACCCGGCGCAAACTGCGCTGGACAAGAGGCCCGCTAAGGCCGCAGACCCCCTTGAAGAACTTACACCCAAACAACGCCTCTTCATTACGCTACTAATCGAAGGGAAGAAGCCGCAAGATGCCTACGTCAAGGCCGGGTATGAGGGTGACCCAAGCCACGCAGCCTACGTCCTAAAAAGCAGGCTAGACAAGCAGATTACGCTAATGGCTATGGCCAGGGGGACGACCAAGGCCGACCTGATAACCCAGATGCAGCAATTGCACGAGCTGCCGGTTGTCGATGGGGAGGGGGCACCGGTCAAAGGCATCAGTATCCAGCATAAATTGCGGTTGATTGATCTCCATAACCGGATCCTTTCCGGTTTGCAAGACAGCGGTAGCGACATCCTGGGTATCCAGATCAACTTCGCAACGGACACACCGGTTAAGCCGGTAGCTGTTGAAGCTCAAGTCGTTTCGCGGGAGGACGCACCCAGTGGTAATCCCCTTTGAAATCGCGGCTTTAGAGTGGTTTTTAGAAAAGAACCTCAGGGTTTGCTTAGAATCGCCAGATGCCATGGAGGCCCGGCTGATCCACGATGGCTGGCCTCACCACCTCGTGCTCTACGCGCGGGCGCTCATGGCCGAAATGACCGGGAAAGCCGGTAGCGGCCAGGTTTGGCGCCCAGGTAAAACCCCGCTTGCCACGCCCGGCTGCGTTTTGGTAGCCGAGGCCAAGGCAGAAACCGAAGAAAAACCAAAAGAAACGCCAGATGCGGGGTTGGAGACAGCGTAGTAAAATTCTAGACCCCCTAGAAGGCCCCTAGGAAGCGTTTCTAGGGCCGTTCGTAGGGCAAGTAGTGGTAAGGTGGCCGACAATCGGCAAATCGCCTTAGAATTGGCCGGACTGGTGGTAGCAAGGCAGTCGAGGGCCTCCACTGGCCCGGCACCTCCCTGGTTAATAACGGGGAGTCGGCGGGTAGGGGTTGGACGCAGCCCAGAAGTTGGCCCAGACGGCCCCCGCCAAACTTTACGGTGTGAGAGATTTCAGGTGACTAGGCCCAATACGCCTTTTCAAGCTGGCGCGGGTAGCCGAAATAGGCTGCTGGCGTTGGTGGTGCAACTCCACCCACACTGACCTTTGGGCCTGTAGCTCAACAACGAGAGAGCAGCGGACTGATAAGCCGCATTGCTACTGGTGCAACCCCAGTCAGGTCCTCCAATCTGTAACAAAAACTGCGCATTATTTGTGACAAGGGGGTAACCGATTCATGGCGTCTTCTGTAGCGTTTACTCCTCACCCCTACCAGGCCATGGTGCTCAAGTCAACTGCGCGTTTTATTGCGGCGGTTACCGGGGTCCAGGGCGGCAAGACCACGAGTGGCGCCGTTTGGCTTATACGTGAGATAAAAGAAAGCTACGACGCTGGAAAACGCTGCGATTGGCTCATCGGCGCCCCCACGGTTAAGATTTTGCAGCAATCGACCATCCCCAAATTCAAGGAATTTTTCAACAAACTGGGCTGGGGCGATTTCAAAGAAGGCAAACAAGAGTTCGAACTCAAGTGGGGCAACCGAATCTTCGTAAGGTCGCTGGAAGATCCCGACCTGATCGAAGGTATGACCATTGCCGGGGCCTGGCTCGATGAGGCCGGGCAGATGAAGCACCAAGCCTGGATCAACGTTCAGGCCCGCGTAGCTATTGAGCTGGGCCGGGTGCTGATGACCACGACACCCTACGCTTGCAACTGGCTCCAATCAGACGTTTACAACCGGGCCAACAAAATCAACGGCGTTGAGCAGCAGGGTGAGGGAAAAGAAAAAGACATCGAGGTTTTCAACTGGCGATCAGTGGATAACCCCGCCTTTGCCCAGGGCGAGTATGACCGGGCCAAGCGCACGATGTCGAAAGAGATGTTTGAGCGCCGCTACGAAGGTTCCTTCACGCGCTTGGAAGGTTTGGTCTACAAAGACTTTGAAAAAGAACGTGACGTGATGAAAGCCTTTCACCTGCCTCCTGAGTGGAAGCGGTTTGGCGGTATGGACTTCGGCCACTCAACTGCCTCTGCGATCCTCAGCGTGGCAATGTCGCCCGAAGAGAAAGACGAGAAGGGCAAAGTAACGAAACCCTCGACGTTCTACGTTTACCGCGAGTTTTACAAGAAACAGCCGATGCTTCGTGAGATGGCCGAGTATATCAAGCTGGCCAATCACAAATACACCCTGGGGGATCCGCGCGGTGCACAAGAAATGGCAGAACTTTCCAAGGGCTTTGGCGCTCGCGGCATTATGGCGGCTGACAACGATGTCCAGGCAGGTATCGAACGCATTAAGAGCCTTTTCAAAGAAGGTCGGCTAAAGATCTTCTCTTGCTGCACCAATACGATTGACGAACTTGAGAGTTACCATTACCAGTTGGACAATCCGGACAAGCCAACCCAGGACGCCCCGGTAAAAGTGCATGACCACGCGATGGACGCATTGAAGTATGCGTTTTCCCGTCAGCTCGATGGGATCTACCCTGACCGGGTCCACCACGCTGGCTACCAAATGCGACGCTTGAAGATCGACCTGCCACGACGCAGCGACTACAAGCCACATGATTCTTTAACCGGATATTGACCGAGGATAAACCAATGGATTCCTATTCCAACCCTTCTGACCAACAAACACCCGCCGCTGCCGCACAACCGGCCCTAGTCTCCCCCATCGAATATAAAGTCGGTGAGGGAGAAGCCACGATGCAGCAACAGGACGAGCTTGTCAGCAAGCACATGAGCCGCTACAACTCCTGGGCTACGTGGCGGCAGTCGATGCAGAACGTCTGGTATGAAATTTACCAGCTCTTCGTTGCGTCAGGCAGCCCCTCACGGGTTGCGACGCGGTCCAAGATTGTCGTGCCCGTGGTTTTCCAAATCCTCGAATCCGCCCTCCCCAAAATCGTCAACGTGTTGTTCGGTTCCCCCGACTGGTTGGGTGTTGTGTCCCGCAGCCAGAACAAACCGGTGGACCAGCGTATCCTTGACGCCAAGCGTGACCTCCTCCTCTACCAGCTTGATCTCGCCGATTATTTTACCCAGTTCCTGATCTTCTTAAAACAGCTCCTGATGTATGGCACGTCTTACTTCCACGTCTACTGGAAAGTTAAGCGCGAGTGGGTCCACGAAGCGACGCCGATCCGCCAGCAGCAAAGCTACATGGGCACGGTTACAAAAGAGAACGCGCTGACGTGGGAAAAGCAACTGGTTTATAAAGTTGTCGAACGGCGCCCCTGCTTAGAAGTTTTGGACATCGACTCGGTTTACCCCGATCCCGATGCAAAGGACATGGAAAGCGGCGCAGGTGTTTACGTGCGCTCCTTGATTGCCTTGGACGAATTCAAAGAACTTTGCCAGGGCAGCTACCCGATGTATGCGAACTGTGCGAAAGTTGTTGAGACCACCCAGGCGGTTAAAGATTCAGACGTAGTTCTCCAACGCAAAGCAGCTCGCGGGACAGCGACGCCACCTCCCACGTCTCGTGGCGACATGGTTGAGCTCCTGACCTTCTGGGGCCGCGAAGATCTCGATGGCGACGGTATCCGCGAAGAAGTCCAGCTCGTCATCGCCAACAAGTCAGTTTTGGTTAAAGCAATCCGCAACCCGTTCGAACATCAGAAACGGCCTATCGTGCGCGGCGTTCTTTTCCCAGTTCCCAACGAGTGGTATGGAATGGGATTGATCGAACCGGTGATACCGCTCATCCGTGAGCTGAACACCATCCGTAATCAGAACATCGACATGAACAACCTCATCATCAACCGCATGTGGAAAGTGAACGTCAATGCGGATGTCGATCTGGAAACTTTAATCTCCACGCCGAATGGCATTATCTTGACCGGCGATATGGAAGGCGTTACTCCGGTGGGGCAAGACCCTATTCCGCAGTCGCCGCAAGAAATGTCCGCGCTGATCCAAGCCGACATCGACAACACCGCTGTGCCGAAGTCAATTCAAGGTTCGCCCACCAGTGGCGCCCTTGGCCGGACAGCTCGCGGTGCGCAGATGATTATCGGGCAAGCCCTTGAGAAATTTGGTATGGGCTCGAAGCTCTTGGAAGAATCCGTTATCAGGAAATGCCTCACGATGTGCGATCAGCTCAATGCACAGTTCCTCGACTCCGACGAAGTCTTGTTTGAGTTCTATGGCGACCTGCTGGCGGATCCCAACGCCGAAGTGCCTATTCGGCTGACGCCAGAAGAAATACGCACACAGGTTTCGTTCAAGATCACCGGTGTGTCCGAAACGATCACGTCAGAAGCAACGATCAACCAGCTCGTGGCATTCACGAACACCTTTAAGGGCCTGCCGTTCGATTGGGCCTCCGTAGGACAGACAATGTGGAAGCTGATGCGAATCAACGCTCCCTTCCCCGCGCCGGTCGAAGTTGCGCCAGCGCCGCTGCCTACCGAAGGTCAGCCCGTTCAAGGCCAGGACGCAGTCAGCGCCCAAGTCGCCCAGAACGGAGCGAGCGGTCTGCAAGTTCCACAATAGTTAATTAGCGAATCTAGGGGGAAACGCTAACATGAACTTAGGCGATCAAGAGAAGGGTCTGAACAGGCTGGTGAGCGAAGCAGCCACCGTAAGAGCGCTAATGACGCACCCTGGCATGGAGTTTATGAAGAAGCGCCTGGAAGCAGACGCTGGAAAAGATTACCGAAAATGGGCAATGGAGCTGAACCCGGCGGAAGCCGAAAAGTTTCGCTTACGTGCCCAAGGTTACGAACTGTTCTTTGCAGAAGTAAAAGAAGTGCTACTGCGCGGTGAGCAAGCCGCCAGGCAGTTAGCCAATTTAGACTCGTTGAAACGTGACGAGCGCACCATAGTCGATCAACCCCCCGCTTAAAGCGGACAAGGAGCATCACAATGGAAAACGAAACACCAGAAGTAAACGTCAGTGCGGACAATTCGCAACCTGCTTCCTCTGTGGAGCAGACGAACCCGGCACCGGCGGCTGTCGTTCCGAACACACCGGTTGAAAGTAGCCCCAATGCTGTTCCCGCCACAAAAGCTACCACGACGCCGGTTGCCGGACAGGCTGGTCAAAGCCCCGTTCCGCCGATGGACAAGAATTATCAAGAGCTTCGCAGTTGGACTACGCGCGTCTCACAGCAAAACGCTGACAT